CTCACTTTTCGTTAGAAAAAGCTCACTCATATCAGTATTCGTCAGCGTGATAGCTGGCCTTTCCTTACTATATAAAACTGGCCTCAAATATCGCAGATCGTCTTTCTCATTTCGACGCTGATGAAAAAAAGGAGAGTCGGAATCAAACTCTATAACAAACCCCTTATGGCAATCCGCATAGTGCGCCCACATGAGCAAATCATCATACTTTTCAGACAAACAGAGAACCCCCATATGCTGGCTTGATACCTCATGAATTTTCCCCTGAGCATAAAGAGCCACCTGATTTAATACATCCGCCGAATTATTTTCAGCAGTCAGAAAAAAACTTTGCATATAAATTCTAAACTGATCTCCAGTAATCTGAGACTTAGTCAAATTATCTAGAGCGGCGTACTCCTCAGAAAAATCACTATTCATCGTCTTTTGAAACTGTGCCGTAATATTTTCCGGGGTATCTATTGCGTCAATGTAGGGTAGAAACTCGAACGGGTCGTTGAATGCAGATGGCTGGGAAAACCGTATGAGGCGACTCTGCAAAATGCTCAGTCTATCCGGGCCAAAATATTTAAATAAACGCATAAGCACTCCCATTCGATAGAAACATTCACAAATTTCGCCAAGTGTAGCGCGTCGCTTTACAAGTCGTCAGAGGAGCGCTCATTCGCGCGTAACGCCACCATCGGCGCCATGAACGACTTCGCCGCCCTCTCCCGCATGATCGAAAACCTCATCCGCTTCGGCGTCATCGCCGCCGTCCAGATGGAGCCCCCGCGTGTGCAGGTAAAAACCGGAACGCTGACCACCGCCTGGCTGCCGTGGCTCGCCCTGCGCGCGGGAGCTGATCAGGAATGGGATCCGCCCACCGAAGGCGAACAGGTGGTTCTGTTCAGCCCATCCGGCCAGCTCGCCAACGGCATTGTCGTAACCGGCCTGTTCAGTGACCACATCCCTGCCAACGGCAACCGCGCCGGCTTGCACCGTCGCACCTACGCCGACGGCGCGGTCATCGAGTACGACAGCGTCGACCATCATCTAAACGCCACCTTGCCCACCGGCGGCACCTCAAGCCTGGTGAGCACGGGCGGAATCAACATCATCGGCCCCATCAATCACCATGGCGACTACAACCAGACCGGCAATCAGAACGTAGTCGGCCGGGTGGACGTTTCAGTAGACGTGGTCGCGGCGGGTGTCAGCCTAGTCAATCACCTGACCTCTGGCGTCAAGCAGGGCACCGATCAGTCCGGGAGGCCTGTACCAACATGAACCGAGAAACCGGCGCCGACATCAGCGAACTAGACCACATCGGCCAGAGCATCAGTGACATCCTCACCACCCGTATCGGCACCCGCATCATGCGCCGCGAATACGGCAGCCTGTTATCCGAGTTGGTGGATCATCCCTTCAACGACGCAACGCGCCTGCGCCTTTACGCGGGCACGGTCATGGCGCTGATGCGCTGGGAACCCCGCATCAGTCTGAGTCGTGTGCAGTTCCTCGGCGCGAACCTGCAAGGTCAATCGGTTCTGGAGCTGGAAGGCTCTGTCGTCGACAGCAATGAGCCGCTGAGCTTGAGCGTGCCGTTGCAAATGGGTGGCGGCGTATGAATTCCTTTGCCGCGATTGACCTCAGCCAACTCCCTGCGCCGCAGATCGTGGAACAGATCGACTTCGAATTGATCCTTGCCGAGCGCAAGGCCTACATGATCAGCCTGTGGCCGATCGAGGAACAGCCGCAGATTGCCGTGCGCCTCGACATGGATTCGGAACCCCTGGCCAAACTGCTGCAAGAGAACGCCTATCGCGAAACCATCTGGCGCCAGCGGGTCAATGAAGCATCTATGGCGAACCTGCTGGCCTTCGCCAGAGGCCCCGATCTGGACCAACTGGCTGGCAACTTCAACGTCAAGCGCCTGGTAGTTCAAGAAGCCAAACCCTTGGCGGTTCCACCCGTGGCACGGATTATGGAAAGCGATGACAGCTTGCGCGAGCGGGCGCAAATGTCTTGGGAAGGGCTGAGCACTGCGGGACCTCGCCAGAGCTACATTTTTCATGCGCGCGGGGCAGATGGCCGTGTTGCCGACGCAACCGCTGAAAGCCCATCGCCTGCCGTCGCAGTCGTCACCGTACAGGCATTGCTTGGTGACGGTACGGCATCTGTCGATCTGGTCGCCGCCGTCAAGGCGTACCTCAGCGACGATGACCGCCGGCCTGTGGCTGATCGCCTGACCGTCCAAGGCGCGCAAATTCTCCGCTACCAGGTCAAAGCCAAGCTGTATCCGCTGAGCAGCGGCCCAGAGTCGGAACCCAGTTTGGTAGCTGCGGAGAAAAGTCTGCTGGCCTACGTCAGTCAACGTCGGCGGCTGGGTATGGAGGTTTCGGAATCAGCCATCCATGCCGCGTTGCACGTTGAGGGAATTCGAAAAGTCGTACTGGAAGACTGGGTCGATATCGTCGCCACCAAGGCCCAGGCGCCCTTCTGTACCGGAATTACCGTCACGCGGGGTGCCGAGTAATGGGCGCTCAGCACCTGCTGCCGGGAAACTCCACGCCGCTTGAGCGCCAGGCAGCACAAGCACTGGCGCAGATTCAACGTGTACCGATCCCACTGCGGCAGCTGTGTAACCCGGACGACTGCCCGGTGGTGGCACTGCCCTACCTGGCCTGGGCCTTCTCCGTCGACCGCTGGGACAGCAACTGGACAGAAGCCACCAAGCGCGCGGCCATCCGTTCATCCCGCTACATCCACGCGCACAAAGGCACCATCGGTGCCCTGAGGCGCGTGGTGGAGCCCTTGGGCTACCTGATCGAAGTGCAGGAGTGGTGGCAGACCGTACCTAACGGCGTACCCGGTACGTTCGCTATCAAGGTGGGCGTGCTCGACACCGGCATTACCGAAGAGATGTACCAGGAGCTGACCTGGCTCATTGATGACGCCAGACCAGTGACCCGTCACCTGACCGGGCTTGCGATCAGCCTGGAAAGCTCAGGCGTTTTGAATATCAGCGTCGCCGTGTACGACGGCGATGAAATCGACATATACCCGCCGGTCATGCGTGACATTGAGGTCTCCGGGACCATCGGCGTGGTGGGTCGCGAACACTCCATAGACACCCTGGACGTTTATTATGATTGATGCGAATTCGCAGTTTTTCGCCATCCTCACTAACGTGGGCATGGCTAAGCAGGCGAACGCTGACGCGCTCGGCATTCCCTGGAAATTCACTGACATGGGCGTGGGTGACGCAAACAACACTGACCCCATCCCCAGTGCGTCGCAGACTCGCCTGATCAACGAATGGCGCCGCCGTCCTTTGAATCAGGTTCGGGTTGATCCGGCGAACCCGGCTGTGATCATTGCTGAGCAGATTATTCCGGCTGATGAAGGCGGTCGATGGATTCGCGAAATTGGTGTGTACGACGCGGACGGCGATCTCGTGGCGGTCGCGAACTGTGCGCCGACCTACAAATCGCTGCTCTCCCAAGGATCGGGCCGCACGCAAGTAGTGCGGATGAATTTCATTGTGTCCAGCACCGGAAATATCACGCTGAAGATTGACCCGGCCGTGGTGTTGGCGACTCGCGAGTACGTCGATCTGCGGATTAAGAACGTAACTCAAGGTTTTGCGCCGATTAATTCGCCTGCGTTCCAGGGCCTTCCGACAGCTCCGGCGGCACCACGCTTTGATAATTCCAAACTCCTGGCAACAACCGAGTGGGTTCGGCGCCAGGGAAAACAATACTCAGGAAGTACCGCAATAAATAATAGCGGCTCGATCCTGGCCACTTCTGTTGGTCAAGCAACCGTATTGTTTGGGGATATCGCAAGTACTATCAATCTCCCTGTTTCGTCAGACTTGCCTAATGGCTCAGTTGTCACGTTAATTTGTTACAACACCGCTTCGTCTGCTGTAACTCGTGCCGGTACCGACCTTATATATGGTGCAGATCCGGGGCAGTCGGTTAGCGTACAAAATATGAAAATGATTTATGGGGATATTCTTGAACTGACGTTGCTGAACAATGCCCCTGGCGCGGGTGCGTGGTACGTCAGTGGCGGCAATATGATCGCAAGCGTGGTTGTCCCGCAATTTGATAGTGGTCAGCGCCCCGCGTCTACTCAGTTCGTAAAGCGAAAAGGGGTTGAGTGGGGCACTTTCAGTTCCGTTTCTGGAAGCACGACACTTAACAATGGGAGCGTCGGTAGCATCGTTAACGTGGGAGCTGCCGCAGCAGTGACCATAACCCTGCCCCCAACTGCGCCTATCGCATCTGGCGGGATGATCAAGGTTGTTAGCGGTGGTGCTGGCGCTGTAACCATATCTGGGTCGAACGGCGAGATTTGTACGAACCTGAGCGGTAGCGCCATTAGCCTTGTTCTTGGTCAAGGGGATTCGGCGATATTGGCACGTCTGTCGGGCGAATGGCGACTGATCGGTGGCTCTGTCGCGCTTAGACACGCAGCCATGTTTGCAGGATCGACTTCCACAAGCGGCCACCAAAAGTTGCCGAATGGGCAGCAAGAGTGCCGAGGGACATTTATTGCCAGCGCAACGCCAGGGGCACCTGTGGCTGTGAGCTTCCCACTAGGATTTGGCCGGGTTGATGAGGTGGTTATCACGCCCGTTAACGCTTCAACGACTACCTCGTCGGCTTGGCATGACTCCGCGTCCAGCTCGGGGTTTAACGGCCGCTGCAATATTCCCTCAGCAGTTTGTCACTACATTGCAAAAGGAGCAGCGGCATGACGGTATGGGCAAAGTGGTCTGATGATGACCAGAGCTTCCTATTCTCGGACAGCGACAATGGCGGGACTGAGCTCACATCAGACGAATACGACACCCTGATGGCGGGACTTCATCAGGGGCAGATTCTGGTGTCTGTCGATGGCGCCCCGGTGCTGACGGATCTACCTCCAGCGCCCCCGCCTGCAATGTGGGCCAAGTGGGTCGAACAAGATCAGCGTTTTCTGTTTTTGGATCGCGACAACGGTGGATTGAAGATCACCGTTGAGCAACATGCCGAACTGCTGCAAGGCCAGGCTGGCGGTCAGGTGTTGGCCTTGTCAGAAAGCGGCTATCCAATGTTGATTGATCCACCCAAACCTTCCCCGGACTTTCTCGAATCCGTTGAACGTCTATGGCGCGACGGGCAACTTGCGGAGACTGATGGCGTTGTTTCGCGCCATCGAGACGAGTTGGAAGAGGGTCTGGAAACCACATTAACTGCCGCGCAGTACGCAGAGCTTCAGGCTTACCGCCGAGCGCTGCGCAATTGGCCTGAAACGGGGCAGTTTCCGTTGATTGAACACCGACCGCCTGCACCCTATTGGCTGGTCGAGCAGTCTCAGTGAATCCCGCCAGGCGGCACCCGCTGCCTGGCCCTGTAAACCCCAACCCTACAAGTCCCGCCGCTCGCCCATTCGGCGCGCGCGCGGCAGCCTGTGCACTGTCATTCCATCACAGCGCAGGCAACCACCCATGGCCGGTTCAGACTATCTCCACGGCGTGCGGGTTCTCGAACTCAACGACGGCACCCGCCCCATTCGCACCATTGCAACCGCAGTCATCGGCCTGGTTTGTACGGCTGAAGATGCGGACCCGCTCGCTTTCCCTCTGGACACCCCGGTCCTGCTGACCAACGTGCAAAGCGCCATCGCAAAAGCCGGTGTCAAAGGCACCCTGGCGAAGAGCCTGCAAGCCATCGCCGACCAGACCAAGCCCTACACCATCGTGGTGCGGGTCAAGGAAGGCGCCGACGAAGCCGCCACCACCAGCGCCCTGATCGGTACCACCACCGCCGACGGTAAATACACCGGCATGAAAGCCCTGCTCGCCGCCAAGGCGCGCGTGGGCATGACCCCACGCATCCTCGGCGTGCCAGGCCTCGACAGCCAACCGGTGGCCACCGCCCTGGTATCGATCGCCAAGGACCTGCGCGCCTTCGCCTACGTCAGTGCGTGGGACTGCAAAACCAAGGAAGAGGTGGTCGCCTACCGCGAGAACTTCGGCGCCCGTGAGGTCATGGTGATCTGGCCGGAGTTCATGAACTGGAACACCGTCACCAGCGCTACCGTTACCGCCTCGGCAGTGGCTCGTGCTCTGGGCCTGCGGGCAAAGATCGACAAGGAAACCGGCTGGCACAAGACACTCTCCAACGTCGCCGTCAACGGCGTGACCGGCATCAGCGCCGACGTATTCTGGGACCTGCAGAACCCCGCCACGGACGCCAACTACCTCAACAGCAACGAGGTCACGACCCTGATCAGCGAGGGAGGCTTCCGCTTCTGGGGTAGCCGCACGTGCAGCGACGATCCGTTGTTTGCCTTCGAAAACTACACCCGTACCGCTCAGATCCTCGCTGACACCATGGCCGAGGCGCATATGTGGGCCGTGGACAAGCCGATGCATGCCTCCCTGGTGCGGGACATCCTCGAAGGCCTCAACGCGAAGTTCCGCGAGCTGATTGCCCAGGGCTACCTGATTGGTGGCAGTGCTTGGTACCCGGAAGACATCAACGACAAAGACACCCTCAAGGCCGGCAAGCTGACGATCGATTACGACTACACGCCAGTACCGCCCTTGGAAGACCTCACCCTGCGCCAACGCATCACCGACCGCTACCTGATGCAGTTCGCCAGTCAGATCAACGGCTAAACCGGGGCTCCCCGCAAGGGGAGTTAACCCCCTGCCAAACACCCGGAGAACACCGCCATGGCCATGCCACGCAAACTCAAGAACCTCATGCTGTTCAACGACGCCAACATTTACAGAGGCGTGGTGAAGTCCGTCACCCTGCCCGCCCTGGGCCGCAAGATGGAGGCCTATCGTGGCGCCGGCATGAACGGACCGGTGAAGGCCGACCTGGGTTTCTCCGACGACGGCATCCAGTTCGAATGGAAGACCGGCGGCCTGGATCTGATCAGCCTGAAACAGTTCGGCATGGTGAGCGCGTCGGGGGTTGCCCTGCGCTTTACCGGCGCCTATGAGCAGGACGACACGGGTGAAGTCAGCGCCGTGGAAATCGTAGTGCGCGGCCGTCACGAGACCATCGAGATGGGTGATGCGCAACCAGGCGAGGACACCGAACATTCGATGACCACCACCTGCACCTACTACAAGTTGACGGTCGACAACGAAGAGATCATCGAAATCGACCTGCTCAACTTCATCGAGAAGGTCGGCGGCGTCGACATGTTGGAGAAACAGCGCAACGCCCTCGGGTTCTGACTGCTCTCCCCCCATAACCCGCTCACCCATCACCAGGAGCTTTACCCATGAAAACCCAAGACACCGAACAACCCGACGTTAAACCACTGACCGACGACAACTCCGTCACCCTCGACACGCCTATCCGCCGTGGCACCACCACCATCGACAGCATCACCCTGCGCAAACCCAACTCGGGCGAGCTGCGCGGCGTAAGCCTGGCAGAGCTGCTGAATATGGACGTCAACAGCCTGGTCAAGGTGGTGCCGCGCATCAGCACCCCTACCCTCACCGCCGTCGAAGTCACGTCGATGGACCCGGCCGACCTGTTTGCCCTTGGCACCAAGGTGTCTGGTTTTTTGCTACAGAAATCGATGAAGACGGACGCATCCCTCGTTGCGTAGAGGACGCCATGGCCGACTTGGCCGTGGTGTTTCACTGGGCGCCGGCTGACATGGATCAGTTGGGCTTGAAGGAACTGATGGACTGGCGCGAGCGCGCCAGGGTGCGGAGCTCCACCGATGGCAAATGATCTGAAACTTCAGGTGCTGCTCAGTACCATCGACAAAGCTACCCGTCCTCTGAAGCACATCAGCGAAGGGGGAATCCAGACCGCACGCGCCCTCAAGGACGCTCGCGACCGCCTGAAAGAACTCACCTCCCAACAGAAAGACGTCAGCGCCTGGCGGGCTCAGCGTGCGGCTGCTGAGCAAACCGGCGCGTCTCTCACCGCCGCACGAGACCGCGTCAAATCACTGAGTCAGGAACTCGCTGCCACCGACGCGCCGACCAGGGCAATGACCAGGAGCTTTCAGTCGGCGGTACGTGAGGCCACACGACTCAAGCAGCAGCACCAGCAGCAGAGCGAGCAGTTGCAAGGCCTGCGTTCGAAACTCTACGACGCCGGCATCAGCACCAAAAACCTTGGCACCCACGAGCGCCAGCTGCGCGAGCAAATCAACGCCACCAACGCCAGTATCAGTACTCAAGGCAAGCGCATGGCCGAGCTGAGCGCCCAGCACAAACAGGCAGCGTTGGCCCGAAGTCAGATGGAAAAGTCCCAACGTGCCGCCGGCAATCTCGCCGTGAACGGTGCCGCTGGCCTGGGCGTTGGCTATGCCGCCAGCCGCCCTCTTGCCGCAGCAGTGAAGGCCTTCGCACCCAACGAGGATTCCGCCACACAGCTCAAGGTGTCGATGATGGACGACACCGGCAAGGTCTCTGAGGACTTCCAGAAAATCACCGACCTGGCCACCAAGCTCGGCGACCGGTTGCCCGGTACCACCGCTGACTTCCAGAACATGATGACCATGCTTAGGCGCCAAGGACTGAGCGCGCAGAGCATTCTCGGTGGTACCGGTGAAGCGGCAGCATACCTCGGTGTCCAGTTGAAAATGGAAGCTACAGAGGCGGCAGAATTCGCTGCAAAAATGCAGGACGCAACGCGCACCACTGAAAAAGACATGATGGGCCTGATGGACACCATCCAGCGCGGGTTCTATGCCGGTGTGGACCCCAGCAACATGCTCCAGGGCTTCAGCAAGATCGCCCCGGTGATGGATGTGATCAAGAAGTCAGGGATCGATGCCGCGAAGGAGATGGCACCGCTGTTGATCATGATGGACCAGGCCGGTATGGAGGGTGGTTCAGCCGGCAACGCCTTCCGCAAAATATTTCAGGCAGGTCTAGACAAGGACAAAGTCGACAAGGCCAATAAAATTGCGGCGGGTGCTAACAAAGGCATATCGCTCAAATTCACGAATGCTGACGGCAATTTCGCTGGCCTTGAGAACCTGTATGCGCAGGTGGAAAAGCTCAAAGTTCTGAATGACACCGACCGCACAGCAGTAATCAGCAAGCTCTTCGGGGATGACGCTGAAACGCTCAGCACCCTGAATACGATGATGAACAAGGGCCTGGCTGGGTATAAGGAGGTCCAGCAGAAGCTGCAAACCCAGGCCGATCTGCGGACCCGAGTCAACGAGCAACTCAGCACCCTCACCAACATTATGGAAGCCGCAGAAGGCAGCTTCACTAATGCCATGGCAGAGTTCGGTGCAGCGGTAGCGCCGGAACTCAAGGACCTGATCAACACGCTGGGAGAGATCGCAAATAGCGTTGGCACCTGGGCCAGAGAAAATCCTAAGTTGGCCGGTGGCATGGTCAAGGTCGTGGCCGCGATTGCTGCGCTGGCATTCGTGTTCGGCGGCCTGGCCCTGACCATGGCAAGCATGCTGGGTCCGTTCGCAGTGCTGCGCTACGGCATGACAATGTTCGGTCTTCAGGGAGGCGGCATCACCAAAATGCTCGGCCGGCTAATGCCTACGCTGACCGGGCTGGCCCGTAACGTGTTCCCTATGTTTGCCCAGGGCGTTCGAATGCTCGCCACGACAATGGGCGGCGCGCTGGTCACCGCTCTGCGTACCGTAGGCATTGCACTCTGGGGGCTGGCAGCCAACCCAATTGTCTTGATCATCGCCGCCGTTGTTGCCGCGTTGGCTGCCGGCGCTTACCTGATTTACAAAAACTGGGACGCGGTGAAGAATTACTTCACCAATGCCTGGATCGAGATCAAGGCGGGCTTCGATGGCGGCATCGGCGGCATCACCACCACCTTGGTCAACTTCAGCCCGCTCGGCCTTGTGTACCAAGCGTTTGCTGGTGTGCTGAGTTATCTGGGCATCGATCTGCCCAGCCGCTTCACCGAGTTCGGCAGCATGATCGTCAACGGCCTGGTCAACGGCCTTACCGCCGGCCTGGGCGCCGTGAAAGACGCCATCAGCTCCATCGGAGACAGCAGCATTGGTTGGTTCAAGGAAAAGCTCGGTATCCACAGCCCGTCGCGCGTTTTCGCGGAGTTGGGCGGGTTCACCATGGCCGGGCTTACCCAGGGCCTTGAAGGTGGGCAGAAAGGACCTTTAAACGCCCTGACCAGCATGAGCAAGCAGTTGACAGCGGCAGGCACCTTGGCCCTAGGCGCCACGGCGATGCCGGCGTTTGCCGTGGACAACACGCCGCCAATCAGCAGCTCGCCCGCAGCGGCTGTTTACGACAGCCACGACACCTACGAAATCACCATCACAGCAGGACCTGGCACCGACATGCAAAGCCTGGAAAAGAGCGTGCGCGGGATGATGGCCCGCATCGAAAACGAAAAGAAAGCGCGTCAGCGCAGCAAACTCTCTGACCTGGAATAACCACCATGATGATGGCCCTCGGCATGTTCGTGTTCAGCCTCAAAACCGCCGCCTACCAGGAGCTGCAACGCCAAACCGATTGGCGCCACGCCAGCAACAACCGCGTCGGCGCCGCTCCCGCGCGGCAATTCGTGGGCCGTGGGGATGACGCCATCACCCTCCCCGGCATCATATTCCCCGAGCTGGCGGGCAGCGCCCTAAGCCTCGACGCGATACGCCTGATGGCGAACACTGGTAAGGCCTGGCCCATGGTCGAGGGTACTGGGCGGATTTACGGCTTGTGGGTGATCGAGAGCCTGAGCGAGACCAAGACCCTCTTTTTCAGCGACGGCACCCCTCGCCGGATTGAATTCACCCTAAGCCTGAAGCGCACGGACGACGACCGTATCGACCTGCTCGGTGCCGCTACCAGCATCGGCGTCAACATCCTGCGAGGTCTGCTGTGATCGAACCCGTCATCGCCAAGGTCACTGGTTACCTGCGCAACACCGCCGAGCGATACGTGCGCGACGCAGCCTATCCGGTGCCCGCATTCCGGCTCGCCGTCGATGGCCTGGACATCGCCCAACTGATCAGCC